TCCACCAAATAAGACGCGCATTGGAGTTAATACTTTAGATATTCCTTCCAATACATTTTTGAATCCGCCGAATTGGTCGCGTAATTGACCTCCCTGCTGAATAAGAACTAATAGCGGGTTTTGACCAGATGCAAGTCCGGTAATGATGTCAGTTGTTTGATAACCGAGTGCTGCGATTTGTTGCTGACCCATCTTGAAACCAGCAACTTGTTTTTTCATTACAGCATCGAGTGCGCTCGCTTGCGCTTCTAATGCTTTTCTGGTTTGTTCAGGAAGATGAGATAACGAACCACCCGCTTCCATTTGCCTTTGAATACGAGTTAGATTTGTAACCTCTTTACCATAATCTTCTGTTGCATATTTAAGACGCTGATATTCTTTTTCAGCAAGACGCAATTCAGATGCGATTGTATTTTGCATCTTCTTGGTCTGTCGCTGTACCTCATCAACATCTGCGCTATATTCGGCAGTATCAATACCAAGAACTACACCAAGTCTGGCAAGATATTGACTCATTTCTTTCTCCTTGCTTTAGCAGACATTTTATCTGTATAGCCGTTAATCCATAGACGCAATGATGATCTCAAAAGAACAAGAATTTCATCTATGTTTGGGTATAAAGACGACCTGATAAATGACTGAGCAGACATTTTTGCTGTGCCAAATTCATTGGCTAATGAAACAGCATTTCTAGGTACTGATACAACACCAATAGCAGCATCTTCTCGCTTAACAAATGATGAATCGTAATCAGAAGTCCACGGTTTTCTTCCGTCAACTTTGATTCTATCCCTCATGTGTGGCTTTGATGTGTTTTGTGCGTTATAACGGGCATTTTCTACAGCAGAATAAAAGACAGGCATCATGGCTTCTTTAGCTGCCTTGGCAAGTACATTACGAGATACTTGGTCTTGAGTAGCGTATTGCTTTAGACCGACTAACGCCTCGTCAAGTTCTTTGAATCCTTCTAGCTGTACATAAAAGCCCATACGATTATCCTGCAAATTCTTTTGGTGCGCCGGGCGATTGATTCATAAAGGTTAGCAATGACTTGTTGACTAGCATAGCCTTTTCCTCATCGCTCGGAGGAATTTGGATATATTCATGGGCAAATGGCAACATATCTGCCATTTTGAACGGATTTGCCTCTTTTCTTATTTTTGCATTTAAGTTCCCCGTTGCGAATGAACTTAAAGCAAGCAATATCGACTTCGGGCCTATCATACCATCCATCAGCATTATTTCAACATTTGCCATGTCGTCTGATGGAATTAAATCTGGATTGCCGCCATGAGCATAAATATATGCTCTGGCCTGCAACCTTGGATCACGAATCAGTTTTTTTTAGCATCCTTGTAGCCTGGTTGGATAGCATCGCTAATCTTTTCGATCAGTTCAAATTGGACTTGCAGAGGAAATTCGTTCTCAATATCCTCATAAGTAACTCCATCAAAATTACCTTCTACCGGAACAAGCAATTTGAAATACTCAACAATCCGCTTTTCCATTTTAAGAACAGATTTAACCGTATCTTTAATGGAATTACCATCAACAATGACATCATCATCTTTGATCTCAATGCCTTCCATTTCAGCGCCGTTAAAGTTACTCCGCATCTTATCGAAACGCTTTTGATATTCCTCATTAGAAATATCATCAATTCTTTTAATAAGTGCTTCCATTTCGGAAGTAACTGGTACACGAACGCTAAATTTATTACCACGCAATTCAAATTCACGGATTCGCAGAGTATCTTCAAATTTAAGTGCAGATGCTAGTTTCATATTATTCCTTTCGGATCAATGTATTATAAATGCAATCATTAAGATTTTTTACATACTCGACAATCTCATCCGGTGACATCTTATCCGCATGATTTGCCGCAATTTGGTGAACAAGACTGATTCCGGTAATTTTTTGCTGATGGAAACCAAACCATTGCTTATTACCAGATTCAGCCAGTTGCACCAAATACGACAATAGATCGTCTGTGTTTTTTATCGTGTTCTGCATATTTTATTCCTCATCTTCTATCATATTGGATTCGATAACCTGTTGATTCGTTTGTTCGGTTTGGATATTATACTTTGCAAGAATCTTCAAGCAATGGCCTTCAGGCGTATCAGAATCAACTTTTGCCAATTCTGATACTACCTGATTACCATCAACATTCAAAGACCGAGCAAGAGCATCCAAATCGCCATAATGATTAATCATTAAATCAAGAGCGAATTTTAGTTCCATTATGTATTGCTCCAACCGTATTGATTACCACGGGGATGAATGGTGAAAGTACACTTTGCTTCAGCGCCCGGTTGTGAATCAATATGGAATTGCGATACGCGACCGTTAAAAGCGTATGCAATGGTCGATGCGCCATCAACAGCGGCAATTACAAAAGTACGGTCAGTCGTTCCAGCATAGGCGTCTGTACGGATTTGCAACAATGAAGTGTCGCTAGGATTCCATGCCGCCGTGATCGTCATGCTCGTGGGAGCCGATTGGACAGGGATTTTATCCGATTGACGAGATCCTGCGACAGCATAGTTAGCCGATGCGTCATCCTGACCAAATGCAGGAATAGCCTCAACTGGAACCTGTACTCCATTAACCCCAGTTCCATTTGCAGCCGTACCAACAATAGCCGCGACTTGAGCAGTCCATACCGATAGATTGGCAGTAGTGAGTGCCGTAGGAGTTGCAGCAGATTGCATCCAAAAGGAAGCACTAAATCCGGGTAGAACTTTATTAGGTGCAGACATTTAAGGCTCCTTGTTAAGCGTTGTTGCACCAACCGTACTGGTTGCCGCGAGGATGGACAGTAAAGGTACATTTGGCTTCAGCACCGGGTTGAGAATCAATATGGAATTGGCTTACTCGGCCATTGAACGAGTAATAAACGATATTCGTTCCATCGGTGGCCGCAATCACAAAAGTACGATCAACAGTACCGGAATAAGCATCAGCACGCATAAGCAGCAGAACCGTGTCAGAAGGATTCCATGCCGCCGTGATAGTCATCGAAGTCGGTGCAGACTGAACCGGAATCTTGTCAGACTGACGCGACCCAGCTACCGAGAAGTTTGCAGAAGCATCGTCCTGGCCGAAAGCAGGGATTGATTCAACCGGAACAACATTGCCAGAAACAGCAATAGCGGAAACGGACGCATAAGTTGCTAATTGAGTGTTAGTCAATACCGTTGGCGAAGAACCTGATTGGGCATACAGCGATGCGCTGAATCCGGGTAGAACTTTGTTAGGGAGAGCCATTTGTAACTCCTAGATTAAGAATGAACATTCATCGTGCAGTCCAATACAACCTGCGCCATTTTAGTTTCGTTGTCGAATGTGTTATGTAACCAGTAAACATCCATTTTTGTTAAATAGAAACCAGATGTTCCACCGAATTGACCAGAATAACCATGCAATGAATTGATAATATCCTGAGCAATTATAAAACTGTCCTCAATAGTTGTGGCAAATACGCTAACTTGGAAAGTCGGAGTATCTATACCTTTTATATCTTTATTTGTTCCGGTATATACTGGTTGATGCACATTACGCAAATGCCAAACAATAAACTTAGGCTCTGTTGCCCAATTACGGTTAAAAGCCGAATAGACAGGTATAGGATTGACGATAGAAGCCAGTTGATACTGAATAGCCTTTCCGTAATCAATCGCTGAATTCTGACCCATTTTAGACCGCCGTAGAAGGATCGCTACGATAGCAAAGTAATGTTGCTTTCATACGATCATTAGATTCCCGAATATCGGTAATACGCCAATCTGCATTACGCCATTTAATTGAATATAGATTTTGGTTGTCAACGATTGATTTAATGTTGGGCGTGTAATTCAAAGTGAAATTAACAAGGTCTTGATAAACTCGATATTTATCAGAGATTCTCAACGAATTAGCCACATCATGTACCAATGCGCGAGTATCAAACCACTTTGTTTCAGTAGTTGATTGCTCACCAAAATCATTCTTTCCGAATGTTAGGTTATAGATGCGGATATTTTCGTATCGCTTGATAGCCATTTCACATTACCAAATCTTTATACTTGCGAAGCAAAGTATCAAAACCAAAAGGGATATTTTTAAGACCCATGCTTGATTCGACCGTATTGCTGCGATTGTTATAAAGATGCGTGAATAGCAATAACCCTGCCTGTTTAATTACCGGATAATTGGCCAATGGATTAGCCGCTGTTTGATATTTCACTTCAATAGGCGCAGTCCGATAAGTGCTGATATTACTAGGAACCGATCCTAGAATGATCTTATTACCAGAATTGTCGTAATAGTAATCTGCTTTATCAAATAGAGTGAATACATTTGAATCATTCCAGAATCCAACCGATTGAATAGTAATACCCGGTTGATTCTGATTGAAATTCTGGCTTACTTCTGGAAGATCAAGCGATACAGGCGATGCAACCATGCCACTAGCACCGTAATACACTTTATATGTAATCGGGTAAATACTCATACCAAGATAATCCTCAATCGCTTGACGAACTGCTAAATCGAGCGATTGCAGATAACCATCTTGTGACTCATCCTCGTACAGATTAATTTGCTGTGCGATTTCATCCAGAGTCAGCCATTGTGTAGATATATCTCTACCAATTTCCTCGACCTTTTCGTAATTGAAAGGGTTTCTGGAAGTACCAATAGGCAATA